GCTGCAACGACGACGTTGTGATCGCGTGGGGCATCGCACTCGTCCTGTACGGCGAGTTCGGTGAGCACCAGCACTCGTACAAGAAGAAGAACATGGACGCCTTCCGCGTCTCGAAACCCAAGCCCCTGTCCGCGCTGGATCCGAGGGCACAGAGGAGATAAGAATGGCGGCACCAGGACTGCCTCCTGAGATGCTTTCAGCCCTGATGGGGGGCGCTGCCCCTCAGCCCGCTGCCGGCGGGGGGATTCCCCCTGATCTGTTGGCTGCGGCAGAGCAGATGGCGACCGAGGCGACGAACGCGGAAATGGGGCCTCCGGACGCGCAGCCGGAAGGTTCGCTGTACGGGTCTGCGGGTGGCGCTAACACCGAGGCTTTGCGCGGTGCGCTCGACATGCTGAAGGAGTACGCGGAGGCCGAGGACGACGAGATGCACATTCAGACCGTATTGAAGTGCCTCGCCACGCTTCAAAAGATTCTTGTGGAGGAGCAGCAGGGCCAGGACGGTCTGCTCCAGGGCAAGGCTGACCCCCGTGCGCTGAGGCAGGCGTTGGGGGCGGTCGGTGGCTGAGAGGCTCCCCAACAAGGACGCCTTCGACAAGGCGATCCAGTACATCGGTGAGTGCCAGTCGTTCCATGCTGGGTTCATCGCTGACGTGGATCGCCGCTACAAGGCGTACCGGGGCGTGGTGGATGAACTGCGTGAGGCTGCGGAGTGGACGAGCAAGCTGTATCCGCCGTACATCATGCACATCGTTGAGACGAGTCTGGCGTCCCTGGTCGATGACAGGCTGTCGTACCGGATCCGCCCTCGCGCGACGATGGAGCAGTATTTCGATCCGTCTGCCGGGGAGCGGGCACGGCTTGGGTCGGAGGCGCATCAGGTGTTGTTCGACTGGCAGGTTCGCCGGTCGGGGTTCCATGAGGAGCAGCGCCCGTTCGCGTTGCAGAACGCCATTGCGGGGATCACGGTCGCGAAGACCTTGTGGACGACCCGCGAGGAGCGTCGCCGCCAACTGGTGTCGGAGGAGCAGCCCCTGACGGACGCCAACGGGTTCCCGGTGGTTGACCCGATGACCGGGCAGCCGGTGACGGTGCCGTCGATGCGTGAGGTCGTGAAGCCTGTTGTCGTGTATGACGGGCCGGTCACAGAGGTGCGTGACATCCATGACTTCATGTGGCATGAGGCTGCAACGAAGATCGACAATGCCCGCTATCTGGTGGACAGGGTGTGGTTGTCACCGGAGGATCTGTGGGAACAGTTCGAGGGGGACGACCCGATGTGGGGGCCGAAGCGGGGCGGCTGGCCGGAAAGGCTGGTCAGGGAGATCGTCGGAACCGCCGATGCTGCCGACAACTACCCGAACCGTTGGGGTGCTGATTCCCGCAAGACCACCAAGGATCTGATCGAGGTGTGCGAGGTGTGGGATCAGGTCAACAAGACCGTCACCACCGTCGTGAACCGTTCCGCGCTGCTTGCCTACCGGGAGAAGTTCCCGTTCTTCCATGAGTCCCCGCCGTTCGTGGTCTGTTCGACGCAGCCAGACCTGTTCGGCGTGGTGGGAATCTCCCAGGTGGAGAAGATCGACGCTCTCCAGAAGATGCTGTGGGATGTCGCGAACCAGCGTCTCGACAACCTGCGCTTGATCAACAACGCGATCATCTTCTTCCGTCCTGACATGGAGAACCCGGAGGATCTGGAGTTCGAGCCGGGTGCGTTGTGGCCGATGGAAGATCCGACCCAGGTTGGTCAGTGGGCACCGAACCCGATCCCGGCCGAGATTTCCCTTGGCAGCGAGGCGCTGCTGAAGGGGGACATGCAGAACCTGTCCGGCGGGTTCCCGTTCTCCAGTGGCACCGATTCGCAGGTTGTGGATCAAAAGACAGCAACCGGCGCGTCTATTGTCACGAACATTGCTCAGCGTTCGATCGACATGAGCAAGGCGTCGATGCTGCGGGCCTGGGAGAAGGTGGGTCAGCAGAGGATCATCCTGAATCAGCAGTTCATCAGGACGCCGACCGCAGCTCCGGTGCTCGGCCTGGATGGCGAGGAGGAGATCGCGATCGTCATGCCCGAGATCCTCCAGGGTGATTTCAACTTCGAGATCGAGGCGTTGCCCGACGCGGCCCGCAAGCAGGAGGAGCAGGCGTCGGCACAGGCCCTCTACCAGATCGGGATGCAGGCGATCCCGATCGTTGCCGGTCTTGCCCAGCAGGGTGCGGCAACGCTTATCAACGTGGACGCGCTGTGGGAGGACACGCTCAAGGCGTTCGGGAAGTCCGACTTCAAACGGTATTTCAAGTCGGCTACCCCGGCACCTCCTCCCGCACAGGGCGGTCAGGCCCCTCCGGGGGCGGAACAGCAGGCGTTGGGGATCACGGGGCCAGGGTCGATTGACCCGTCCGTGTCTCCTTCCGCCATGATCTCGCAGTCGCCTGTCACGGCGCTTCAGAGGGCACAGGCTCTCGGCGGTGGCGGCGCTCGAAACGTGTGAGGTGATCCTTATCGATAGGGGTGAGCGGCTCGATCTGGTCAGCCGGCTCGACAACATCGCTGCGGTTCATGCCGGAGCGGAAGAGTTGAAGTTCCAGCGGGACACGTACTACCAGAATCTCGCCCGCAACCTTTCGTCGTCAACTGCTCCTGTTGACCAGCGGGACATCGACTACAAGCGGGGGTTCTGGCAGGGCGCTATCTGGGCGTTGACGCGGTTCCCGAAGAAGGCCCGTGTCGATCTTGAGCGTGAGATCGAACAGGCCATGAGCAAGAAGGATGGTGAACTGAGTGAGTGAGGGCATTGAGTCGGAGGCCGATCTCGCGGAATCCCTCGTTGACGACGGGATCATGGACTGGCTTCTCGACAAGACCCCCGGCGAGAGCGCCGACACGGGTTCGCAGCCCCGCGACCCAGACACAGGACGATTTGTCCCCCAGCAGCCGCAGGAGGCGCAGGAGGAGACTGAAGTTGTGGCCGAGGAAGAGGCCACGGACACCGAGGACGAAGCCCCCTCAGACGAGGAGACGGTGGAGGACGAGGGTGTCGAGGACGAGGACGACGAGGCGCTTGTCATCGAGTTGAACGAGCGTGTTCAGTCGGTTCTCGACAAGTACGGCGGGGACGTTGGCAAGGCGTTGGAGGCGCTGGCGGAGAGCCAGTCGCTGATCGGACGCCAGGGCAACGAGGTTGGCGAGCTGCGAAAGCAGTTGGACGAGATGAAGTCCATGCTGGAGCAGCGTCAGCAGCCCCAGTTCCAGCCGTATGTGCCGTACCAGAACGACATCGAGGAGAACCCGCAGGGCCTTGTGTTCGAGGCTTTGGAGCGGGGCGACGGTGCAACGCTTCACCAGGCGCTGAAGGCGTGGGGTGAGGTGGAGCCGTTCGAGGCCGCGATGTTCGCCGTGAACCTTCAGCAGCAGATGAACGAGGTGCAGCAACAGCAGGCACCCGCCCATCCGCAGCAGGAGGTCACGCTTGAGTCCGCGATGGCAGAGGTTGTTTCCCGCCATCCGGATGTCGAGCAGCATCTTCCCCATCTGGGGAAGGTGGCAGAGGAGTTCCCCACCCTCCGGGGGATCCTTGAAAACGGCAACCCTTCCGAGAGGGCTTCGGCCTTCGAGGAGCTTCTCAAGATCACCAAGAGCCGCCAGGTTGGCGTCACCTCGAAGGAGGCTGTGAAGCGGGTTGTGTTGAAAGCAGCGGAGGAGGTCGCGCAGGAGAAGTCGGACGCACGGGTTGTGTCCGCCACACGTAAGGCTCCTGCTCCGACAACTCGCGAGGAGCGCCTTGAGTCGTTCTACAGCGAGTTTGACCGCGCAGCGGGCCAGCTCTATGGGGGCAACTGGCTAGAGGCCGCCCAGGAGGGCTGATACCCACGCTTCGTCGGGAACCATGTAACTGTTCCTAACGGAGAAAAGATCCAGAATGGCCGTAACGGTCAATACTGGGATCGTTGATACCGAGGCTGTTCTCAGTGATGAGAAGGTCGTGGATATGGAGCCGAAGTTCCGGCTTCTGGATCCCGACACCAGCCAGTTCATGACGATCCTGAACAGGCTGCCGTCCAGGGCTGCCACCCGCGAGAAGGTCAACTGGCTTGAGGATCAGTATTTCCCCAACGCCACCACTCTCGCTGCGTCGGCTACTTCGGCTGCCACGTCGCTCAGCATGGCGACGGACACTGGCGCGTATTTCCGTGCCGGTGACATCATCCTTCTTGCCGAGACTGGCGAGAAGTGCGAGGTGACGGGTGTGACCACCGATTCGGTTGGTGTGACCCGTTCGATCGGTGACATCGCTGCTGCTAATGCCGAGTCCACGAAGGACGTGGTGATTATCGGTAACGCATCAGCGCAGGGTGCCGACTATGGAACGCTGAAGGCCACGAAGCGTGTTCTGGGCTACAACTACACCCAGATCGTGCGGCATCCGTTCGGTTTCACCGGCACGGATGTGGAGATCGAGACGTATGGCTCCAACGAGCCTGCGACAGAGCTGGCGAAGAAGGCCGTGGAACATAAGCGGGCTTTGGAGCATCTGTCGTTCTTCGGTGGTCGGGCGTTCTCGTCCGCATCGCCGTCCTCGAAGGGCTACATGGGCGGGATCCAGGAGTACCTCTCGACCAACGTGTACACGTCGGTGGGGACGCTCTCGCTCACCTCGTTCGACAACAAGATGCAGGACATCTACCAGCATGGTTCGCTGCGGAAGGTCATTTTCGCAGCGCCCACGCCGGCCCAGGCGCTCTCGAACCTGTTCGCGAACAACTGGGTTCGTGCCCGCCCGGAGGATCGGGTGTACGGCGCGAAGGTGTCTGCGTTCATCAACGGTGCGTACGGTGAGTCCACCCCGGTCATCGTCAAGCGCGAATGGGGTGTCTTCCAGACTGCTAACAAGCAGCTTGGTGGCGCTCTGTTCGTCGTGGATCTGGACTACGTGAAGAAGCGCCCGCTGCGGAATCGCAACGGCCTGCTTCTGCGTGGACGCCAGGGCAACGGCGAGGACAAGGTCATCCACGAGTACCTGACCGAGACTTCGATGGAGGTTTCGGTGGAGAAGGCTCACGGAGTCCTGTGGGGCATCACGGGCTAACACCGTGATCTGGGAGGGGGCTGAAAGGCCCCCTCCCTCTCATTCTCAAGGAGTTGATTCGTCTTGGCAAACGCCAGGTTTGTTTCACGCTACGGCAACTATCAGGTCGGTGTTCAGAACGAGATTCTGGAGCACTACGGAACCGGCGAAGCGAAGGTTCTTCAGAAGCGCATTGACGCCCAGTTCCGCCGCACGCTGCTCGACGCGGACGCTTTTGCTGTCGCGGTTGCGTCTTTCCAGTTTCCCGGTCTGCCAGAGGACTTCGAGACGAACACGAACGTGTCTCCGCGCTCCCGGTGCAGCGTGTGGGACTCCGAGTGGTCGCGCTCGAACGAGGGCTTTACCGACGATGAGATCGACAAGATCATTGAGAAGTTGCGGGCCACAGCAGGGGCCGACCATGTGGAGCTTGCCCCGGTCGCGGCCAAGGAGCCGTTCCCGAACTTCGATCTTCTCGACCCGGCCAAGGCGATCGAGGTCATCCGGACGCTGAACCTGGATCCGGAGGCTGTCGCGGAGTACGAGCGCGAGAACCAGAACCGCGAGGAGCTGCTGGCGCTTCTGCTCGGTGACGACATGCGCGAGGCGGAGGTGGTGATCGAGGCTTGAGCGTCGAAACCGACGCTCTGAAGAAAAGGATGGCTGAGGTCTCGGAGCTTCAGCAGAACTATCTGCCGGACGATCCGACTGCCACATTCATCAGACAGGCAACACCCGGAACGACCTATTGGCGGTGCGAGGTTCCAGCCTCCAGGTTGCCGGCGAACGTCATCGGCTTGCGGCCAGAGCTGTTCTCGATCACCAGCCGTGAGCCGTTCGAGATCGCGATGCAACATGCCGTGGGGCCGCTGGTGTGGCAGTTCCTCGGGGACGACGCCCGCACCAGGATTGCGTTCCAGCTTCAGGCGCAGGGCTACGCCACGTTGCAGGAGGTGGACGACAACTACCTGCGGTCGGTGCCGAGCAACACCCAGTCCACCTGGGCGAAGACCCATGCGGAGGCGAAGGCGAAGGGCCTTACCTATTCGCATGAAATGCACCGTGCTCTTACGCCGTTGTTCGACGGGATCATTTGTGCCACCGATTTCCTGGCAGACCTGTATTCGGACTACCACTCGAACGTCTTTGTGTGCCGGAACAGTGTGAAGCCGGAAGACTGGAACATCGAGCGGCACACCGACGACGTTCTGCGGATCGGCTATTACGGCAGTCCGTCCCACAATATGGACTGGCCGTACGTCAAGAAGGCGTTCAAGTGGGCGTCACGCCAGCCGGGTGTGGAGTGCATGACGATCGGCTTTCGTCCTCCCGGCTGGACGGGCAGGGCGATCCCCTGGGCTGACAGTCTGGGAGAGGCAAGGGCCAAACTTGGTCTGCTCGACATTGGGGTTGCCCCGTTGCGACCGAACGAATGGTCGAACAGCAAGAGCGACGTGAAGGCCCTGGAGTACGCGATGGCCGGGGTTCTGCCGATCGTGTCCCGCTCGGAGCCGTACCGTCCGTGGTGGGACGAGCAGGGCTGGGAATGGACTGCCCAAACGCAAGAAGAGTGGCTGGAGATTTTCCGGCATCTCGTTCACAACCCTGACGAGGTGAAGGCCGGGGCCGAGGAGGCGAAGCGGTACGTGTTGGAGCATCGAAACATCGACACAACGGTTGAACGCTGGCGGGAGGTGTTCGCAAGCCTATGAGAGACGCACGCAAGCCGGTGATCCCGCTGGCGGTCGAGCAGGACGAGGACTTCGTGAACGTTCGTGCCGATGGCACGGTCACGGCGGCGGCGAAGATCATCCTGTCGGAAGAGGACGTTGGCCGCATGAAGGCCGGGTACGTGTGCGCCGTGTGCCTTGAGGCGTACGACGTGCCGTTCCCGAAGGAATGCAAGGTGTGCAAGTTCCCGATGCGGGACAAGCAGGCCGAGTTCATTGCCAGGGGCTACAAGGGCAACGTTCGGATGGGGCCAACAACGTCGCTTGCCGACGAGATGGCGCTGATGGACGAGCTGGAGGCCCGCAAGAAACGGGAGCTGTGGGGTGTGTCAAAGCCGCAGATCCTTCTTCCGGGCAAGAACTTCTGATGCCGAGACGCATCGGCAAGAGACAGTTCGTCCGCAACCGCAACCAGCGCCGCAGGCGCGGACACGCAAGGCAGTCGAGGAAGGACAAGAAGCTCTAGATGAACCTTTCGGATTTCAGAACCCGTGTTGCGCGTGTCACGGGCATGAGCACGTCCGCGTCCGCTGACACAAATCTGATCGACGCCTGGGCGAACGAGGCTGTCGAGCAGTTCTTGAAGGAAACGAAGATCAACGTGATCCCTGCGTCATTGGCTGTCACGGCCGATCAGGGTGACTATTCGTTGGACGCCGACATTCTCGCTTTGCTGGACGTGTACTACGTGCCCGCCAGCGGTGAGAGCCTGCTGATGGAGCCGATCTCCACCCGTGAGATCACCGACATGCGTTTGTGGTCTGCGACGACGGACACGGCACCACGCTACTACTCGTTGCAGGGGGCTCATCTGTTGCGGATCCATCCTGCCCCTGTGTCCAGCTCGGACACGTTGCACCTGCTGTATGTGCCGAAGCCGTCTACCACGTTGTCGGTCACGTCGGATTCCCCGTCCACGAACACGAAGGGGAACATCCCGACCGAGTACCACCCGATCCTGGAGGCGTACGTCAAGTGGAAGGCCGCTGAGGCGGAGGAGCACAAGCCGTCGCAGGGCGGGCTGGCGTTCCAGGCGGAGTGGGAGCGGGGCCTGAAGATGGTGCGAAGGGATCTGAACAAGAAGACCGGCGTGTACCGGGGCCGGAAGGTCGGGATGCACAATCGGCGCAGGCCGTACCCGACCACGCCGGGTATCGACTGGCGATGAGCCGTCCGCTGCCGCTCCAGAACCAGTTTACGAACGGCATGAAGCGGGACATGTCCCGCAACAGGATGCCGCCGAACGCGGCCTGGAACATCATCGACGGGATCATCGAGTACGGCGCTCCTGTGCGGGAGCGGGGCGGGTGGGCGAACCATTCGTCTGCGGTGAGCGCGGTCACGGCGACCGCCTCCTACATCCAGGGCGGGGTGTTCGCCACGTTCTCCCCCACGGCCGGCGCAGTCTCGAAGAACCTGTGTCTGGACGAGGACGGATACCTGTACTCGGTTGCGACGGGGGCCGTGACGGGGATCGGGCAGGCCCATAACGTGATCCAGAACCCGGTCTTTCACGGGGGTACTGCCGCCTCGGCTGCCACCGCTGTTTACACGGGGCTGGTCATCATCCCTGACGCTGACGGGGCCGCAGCCCCGTACAAGTATGACGGCACCACGCTGGCGGCGCTGGGTGGTTCCCCGCCGTTCGCGAAGCTCGCCACCGTCTACAAGGACTACACGGTGTTGGGCGCGGGAACCGTGTCGAGCACCGAGTACCCGAACCGCATTTGGTTCTCCCCGCCTGGTGACCCTGACTGTGCGGTGTCCGGTGCGGTGACCGCCTGGGACACCACCGACAGTTGGATTGACTTCTCGTTGCCGATCAAGGCTCTGGCAGCGACGAAGAGCGCTTTGCTGGTGTTCCATGACCAGCAGATCAGCCGGGTGCGCGGCAACACGCCGCCCCCTGGCGAGGACATGGTGAACGACGATCCGTGGCAGCAGTTGGGCCTGTTGGATCCGTTCGGGATCGTCGTCTACCAGGATCAGGTGTTCTTCTGTGCCCCGGAGGGCCTGTTCCGCACCGACGGCGTGTACATGGACGACCTGACGACAAAGGGCGGGATGCTCCGGTACTGGCGTGACCTGACCGACCAGGCCACCTCCACCTGGACGTTCTCGATGGGGGTGATCCGCAACAAGGTCGTCATTTCGGTGATGGACGGCACCACGTTCAAGGACGCTTTCCTTGTGGACTTGAACACGTACGCATGGTCACGGTTGTCAAACCTGAAGGCCACGTCGTTCTGGGATGGACAGTACGGGGTCGGTGACGACACGTTCTTCGGTCGCAGAAACGCGGACTATGTGGCCCGTCTCGCCACGATCTTCGATGTGGGGGACTCGACCTACAAGAACGACGGGGACGGCACGGCGGTGGCGGCCGTGTTGGAAACCCCGTTCTACGAGCTGGGCCGACCGGGCATCAAAATCGTGAAGGCGCTGCATGTCGGCTACCAGTTGGATGACTTCGCGACAGACAACCCGACGTTGGCCGTGTCATATGTGACCAGCCCGGAGTCCACGTCGTACACGGCCCTGTCCACCCTGGCAGAGACGAGCGGAGTGTACGACCGGCAGCGTGTGCCTGTGGGGGGACGGATGTACGGGATCGGCCTGAAGTTCGCCCGTGCCAACGCCGGGGACTTACTGGGCTACGACCTGGGTGCTGAGGTGAACCAGCAGGAGGAGTCGAAGCGGTTGCGATGAGCAGTTATGACGAAAAGAGCGACCGCAAGGAGACGAAGGAACAGCGGGAGAAGTCGGAGTCGTTCCTGTCCCCGGAGGAGCGCGGACAGATCAAACGCTATCTGAAGCGTCCGGAGGACTTCCCCAAGGAGTTTGGGGCCTGGATCATCGACTTTCTGAACGTGAACGGGCTGGACATTCCGGTCACTCAGCTGCGGGGGTTCAACAGGTACATCACGAACCGTGGCACGACGTTCCCGACAGAACCGGAGGACACTCAGCCGTTCATTCTGGACGTGGATCCTGACAACGGGATCGCGTGGTCTCTCAGGTATGACTCGCGCATCGGTGACTCGTACAAGTGGGTGTACGAGGGAGGATCCCCGATGTATGTCTCGACGGCGGCTGCTGAGAGTACGACGTCAACGGGATTCCACGACCTTTCGACGGTGGCGACCATCACGCTCCCGAAGGCGGGCATCTACCGCTTCGACTTCGGGGCCAGCATGGACAACTCCACGGCGGACTCCGATCTGATTTTGAGCGTGAAGTATTCAAACAGCGAGGCCACTGACGCTGACGGTATCCAGGCTGAGGGCGTCGTGACGGGTGGGGGGGCTAACCGCATCGGCATGTCTCGTGCGCTTATCGCAACCGTCCCAACCGACAGTCAGGACTGCAAACTCCGCTACCGCGTCGGATCCGGTACAGGCACTTACCGCAATCGCTGGCTTCTGATAACCCCCGTCAGGATCGCCGGGTCTTAGGAGAGGAAAATGGCTACTTCGGCCCCATCCTGGTGGGGACAGTCCCCGATCTCAGGACTGAATGTTATCGAGAACCAGTATCTTGGTACTGGGGGGGCATACCGCCCGTACCGATATGATGTTTCGGGGTTGCAGAGGGCAACCGGCTGGGACGGATATGTTGGCCCTGGCGGGGTGCAGCTCGACTCGAAGGGCCGTGTTCTGGGCCAGTATTCTGAGGGTGCGAACTGGTTCAACGGTGGCGGGTCTGCCCCTGGAACGAACGGGTTTGATCCCATGTCGATTCCGTTCTACGCGCAGGCTGTGGCCCAGTCGAAGGCTCAGGGTGAGGCTGAGAAGGCGCAGGGGATCGCGAACATTCGCCAGCAGCTGATCCAGTTCGGTCTTGTCCCGGAGAACTTCCAGGACAAGTGGGGTGCCCTGGACGACACGACGAAGGCGCTGATCCAGAAGAACACGGACACGGGCATCTCGGCGTACGCAAGGATGCTCGATGACAGGAAGTACGGGATCACCGATTTCGTGAATCGTCTGTCAGCGACGGGGATGCGCCGGTCGGGAACGAAGGGTGCTGGTTTGCGACGCAGGCAGTTGGCTTTCGACCGGAACCTTCAGGATGCCCTGGGTGCCCTGCTTGGCAACATTGGCGGGGTTTACAACGCCTGGTCGAACAGCGAGTACGGGCGCAGCCAATATTTGACGAACCTGCTTGCCCAGGTTTACAGCCAGTATTACCAGCCGTCAGGCGGGGGCGGCGGGGGTTCTGCCCCGGTGGCGTCGCAACCGCAGACCGGCTACGGCAACTACGGCTCGTACACGTACTCCGCTGGTACGGGGCCAACTCAGGGCTACGACGAAACCCGGTTCACGGGCACTCCAGGCCGGTTCCTGGACTAAGGGGCATATATGGCGACCGTCTATGGAAATCCTGGTGTGTGGGGCACGGCAGGCAGGAACACTCGCCTGACCGGGAACCCCGGAACCTGGGGTACGGCTGGGCCGCTTCGTCTGCCCCCGGCACCCAAGCCCCCGGCCCCCAAGAAGAAGAAGCCTCTCGGCATGACCGACGAGGAGTGGGCACGCAAGCAGGCGGAGGAGTACATT